AAACCCAATTCCAATGACCAGCTCCTCGCTCAGCTTCTTTATGAAGCTCATTGCCGAGCCTACCGCCGTAATCCCAACCGCCGAATCCCTTTCGACCCAGTTCTGTTTGCTGAGTGCATCAATTTGAATGAATTCGCCCAGCTCACGTCCAAGACCCAGGCGATTATTATGGCCAACGCCTTCCGATCGGACCCTGATTGGCGTTACTCTGTCGTCCGCATCTTCGCGAAGACTCAGCACAAGGTCAACGAAGGCTCGTTGTTCGGACCCTGGAAAGCCTGTCAGACGCTCGCTCTCATGCACGACGCCATCATCTTGGCTCTGGGCCCGGTCAAGAAGTACCAACGGCACTTCGACGACCTCGACCGCCCCGACAATCTCTACATCCACGCCGGCCACACTCCTTTCGAGCTCTCGCAATGGTGCCAGGCCCACCTAACCCCTTCCGTCCATCTCGCGAATGATTACACTTCCTTTGATCAGTCCCAGCATGGCGAGGCAGTCCTTTTCGAGGTGAAGAAGATGCAGCGCCTCAACATTCCTGAGAACTTGATCGATCTGCACTTCACCATTAAGACAAGTATCGAAACTCAGTTCGGACCTCTGACCTGCATGCGTCTGACTGGTGAACCAGGCACCTATGACGACAACTCCGATTACAACTTGGCTATCATCTACCTGAGATACCAAGTCACCAATCAAGGGGTTATGATTTCTGGCGACGACTCTCTCCTCGACTCCGAGCCTCCAACTTCACCTTTCTGGGCCGCAGTCTCCTCCCTCGTCCACCTCCAGTTTAAGACCGAGCTGTCTCCCTACGGTCTCTTCTGTGGATACTATGTCGGCCCTGAAGGCGCCGTCCGCTCCCCCCTGGCCCTCTTCGCTAAGCTGGCAATCTCCTTCGATGATGATACCCATCTTGAGAAGCTCCCTTCCTACCTTTCCGAATTCGCCGTTGGCCACGGTCTAGGAGACTCTCTCTGGCAACTTTTCCCGGCTAGCTTTGTCATGTACCAGTCTGCCTGTTTTGATTACTTCTGCCAGTTCGCCACTCCGACCCAGAAAGTCCTCCTTCGCCTCGGTGAGCCCGACTCTTCCACTTTCGATCGCCTCGCCCCTCACCTTCGACATGCCTCCTACGCCCTCTTCTCGCTAATTTCCTCCTCCGCGCGGGCTGCTTTCTTGAAGCTCTCTGGCAAAGTGCACTTCCCGTCGAACCCTACGATCGATGCT